TAGACCAGCCTCCCAACTTTTTATATGTTGGTCTTTTTGCATCTCTTTGAAATGTTCAATTTCTATTTTATGAAGTGATAAATCAAACCCATATTCCATTAAGTGGTTTATTAATTGCTCTACTGCCGTCTGTTGTTTATTGTTTGTCATTTCCGTTTGCGTTTTGGTTTCTGCTCATCATCGGCAAGTTGTGCCAACTCCAATGCTTTTTGGTCTGCCCATATCAAAAGTGAGAACACCGACTCAATCACACAAGTTGAGCAGTTGGGAACATTGCGACCAAATATCTCACGATGTACATTCTGAAGTTGTGCCGATTGTTCAGGCGTTAATTGGAACACGAGTGTCTTTTTGTAGATCTCGTATGCCGGGCGAAGTGACTGGATGAATTCTATCATAGTTTTGTTTCAAGGAGTGCAACGATTACGGTTGCGATGGATGCGTACAAGATACCCACAAATCCGTAGGTGTATATAAAAAAAGACAATCCCAACCACCACGATAAGCAGAAAGCACAGTCAAGTGGTTTCATTCGTTTCCATTTGGAGTAGTCGCTTCCGTAGAGATAGCGTTTGAGTAAGTCGGCTGGTTTGCCGAAGTTGACGATGATGATGCTTAGACAAGCAATTCCAATTATTTCGTTGTACATCTTTCTTTCATTAATTTTACTACACGCAGAATCTCCCTGACTGAAATATCCGTTTGGCGATGGATTGCTCGTGCTGACATTCCACTACACCACAACTTGAATAACTCCCTTTCATAGAAATATGCTGATTCAGTTACCTGATTTATTTTGTTGATTCGTTTTTGTTCGATTCGCTCATCTTCTTCCCTTTCCAAAAGTAGGTCGGGTTCTTCAGACAAGTGCAAGTCATAGACATCGTATTGATCATAAATCCGAGATTCACCAAAGGGATGCCGGTTGCCGTTGATACAAAGGTACAAAAGACGGATTGTCCAAAACTGGATGTATCCGTCGTTGTATATTTTCTCAATTTGTTCATCAGGTTTTTGCAATATGGTCAGAAAGTAGAATTGATAGAGTTCCCTTGCCAACTCGTTTCCTTTGGCTATGTTCTTCGTGGCTTTGGTCAGCCATTCCGCTTTCGAGAGTTCCTCTATGATTTCCGCTTTATTCACATTTTCTTTTCAATACTACAAATATAACCATTCTTTTCGTATTTTTTCTTTATCCTGAGCATCTCATCCTCAGATTGGAGAATATGTATTGACGAGCTTAGACCTTTCGTGCAAATGCAAACCCAATAAGGATAGAGATTCGACATATAGTTTGTTGGTTGTTCGGTCATATTCTACAAGAGATTCGTACACTTGCACGGAGTTGATGATGGTTGAGTGGTCACGGTGAAGAATCTTGCCGATGGAAAGATAGGTCATCTTCAGATGCTTTCTACATAAATAGCAAAACAAGTGCCGAGCATCCATAATGTTTTGAGTGCGAACCTTCTCCAAGATTGCATCAGGTGTGACATCGTACACGATTGCAACCACTCGCATCGCTTCAGTCCATTCAGCATCTATCTCGTTGATCTTGCATCTTGGGTTTACGATTTCTTCTTTGAGTTTCTTGACCTCGTCAATTCGTTTTTGATTGAGTTCTGCGATTACTCCTTTGAGCCGTTTTACTTCTTGCTTGAGAAGGTGGGTTTCTTGGTAATGGCTTGTCATATCGTTTGTTGAATTGCTTTGAATATCTCATACGCCACTTGTGGCACTATGGCGTTTCCGTATCCTTTGATAGATTCTGCTCTCCACTTAGGAAAGGTAATTCCGTCCAATTTGGTGGAAATCCCATCATCTCCCCCACAAACCGGGGATTGAGTTGGGAATTCATCCCATTGGTGTTCATTGTTGCCCAACTGCCCAAATCGTTCCGCTCTCCCCGCCCTCTCTTTTGTAATGCTTCCCTGCTTCCGCTGCCATTTGAGTCGCTCACCGTTGGCGTAGGCAACATCCCCATTATCATCGCTCTGCTCAACGTCACCGAGTGCATACTCCCATCCTTGACTTGTGTTGACTTCATTGATGCCGTTGCGTTCGTTGAATCCATCACAGTTGGTGTTGGTAGTAACCCCCTCATTGCTTGTTGTCCCAATCCGAGAATGAACGGACTGTTCCCCTTGTCCATTTGTTTCTGATTTCTGGCATCCACTTTCTCTATTGGTGCTTCGTCCATCATTGCCGTTGGCGTAGGCAATAAACCAGCATCTATCTCTTCGGTGCGGTGCGTTTTTGGCTGAAGCTGGAATAATAAACGGCTGAACTTCGTACCCTTCAGTTTCCAAGTCAAGGCACACCTGCTCGAATACCAATCCGCCATCAATGTTCGTGATACCAAAGACATTTTCAGCGATGACGAATCTCGGTTTAATCTCTTGTATTGCTCTAAGCATCTCGCCCCACAAGTAGCGTTCATCATCCGTGCCTTTTCTTTTACCGGCAAGTGAGAATGGTTGGCAGGGGAATCCTCCAGTAAGAATGTCAATTTTGTTTGCATATTTTGTGAAATCAGTTTTACATATATCAATGTGACTATCCGCATCAGGGAAGTGATAGTCCAATACTTTTCGTGGAAATTCCATCCACTCGCAATGAAAGATGTTTTCCCATCCCATCCACTCGGCAGCAAGATCAAACCCACCTATTCCGCTAAACAATGAACCGTGTCTCATAGTCGTTCTTCGTACATTGTGCGTTCACCGATGAATGTCGTTTTTATTGTGTAGCATTCACCGTGACGATTCTTTGCGATATTTAGTTCGGCTTCTTCTTGCTGGAGCTTCTCACCTGAATAGTATGCCGGTCGAAATGGGAACATCACAACATCCGCATCTTGCTCAATAGAACCACTCTCACGGATATCACTGAGCATAGGTCTTTTATCCGCTCTCTCCTCACATTTGCGTGATAACTGAGCCAACACTATCACGGTGATGTTTAATTCCTTAGAAAGCAATTTAAGGTTTCTCGATATCTCGGCAATCTCTTGCTCTCTGTTTGTTTTTGTTCCTTTGATTAACTGGATGTAATCAATCACCAACAACTCAAGCCCGTGTTTTGCTTTGTGAATCTTGGCTTTGGATTTGATTTGTTGTATACTGCAATTCGGATCATCGTCAATGTAAAATTGAACCGTCTGATTGTTGGCTGAATTGATAAGTTGCTGAACCTCAAACTCACGAAGGTTTGCATTGCGAATCTTCCAATTGGCAAGGTCGGTAATCAACGATAAATATCTTTTGACAAGTTGCTCATTGCTCATCTCCAGCGACAAGAACAATCCCTTACCACCAATCTTGGCGAAGTCATACATCAACGACAAAGCGAGTGCCGTCTTTCCTTGTCCAGGTCGTGCAGCCATCACAATCAAATCACCGTTGTTCCATCCTCCCAATACTCGGTCAAGTCCTGCCCATCCCGTTTGTCTTCCGGTGAGCTTGTCACCTCTTTGCACCGCCTCAATAATAGCATCAACCGTCTTGTTGGTAACTTGGGTAATCGTGACCGGATCATTGATGGTTGTGAACTTGGTGTTGTCGACCATTGTCTGAACATTGGTGAGAATCTCTTTTAAGTCCGAAGTCAAATCCAAGTTGGTGATGTTCTCAATGAATTGTTTTTTGAGATACTTGTGTTCAAGTGCTGGAAGGTGACTGCTGATGTTTGGCATCCCATAAACATTCTGCGTGAGTTTGACGATGGTGACCATCTCAACACGGCTGAACTTCTTTCCCAATGTTAGAACATCAATCTCATCGTTATTGATGTACATCTCCAACATTGATTCCACAATCCGTTTGTTCAGGTTGTCCTCAAACCATTGCGATTTGATTCGTGGCAACATTGCACGAGTTTGGTCAAAGTATAAAAGTTGACCGATTATGTATTCTTCAAGTTCGTTCGTCATATTCTTGCAAGTTAAATACTTTGCGGTTGATAACTTGTGGAGTAGTAACATTATTTGAAAGATTATTATTCTTCCAAGTACGAACCGCTGCCTTCCAATTCTTCATCTTGTTTTTACCAACTAACCATCCGTTACTTTCATAATAGTCAAACCATTTTTCGGATACATCATTCATTCCAATTTCCAACATATAGTTTTTAAGTTCAACAATAGATGGTTTGATAAAAACATCCCTCTTTACTTTTATATCATTTACAGTAGCAGTAACATTATCAGTTACATTATCAGCTTTTTTGGGTTCTTGAAAAAAGGGTTGGGTTATTTGGGTTTCATCTTTCTTCTTTGGTCTTCCGCCTTTCGCACCGTTAAACTTTTGTTTATCAATGTAGTCGTCATATTTACGCAAATCCCTCTTCAGTTGCGTTTTAATGGGTTCAAATGCGATGGTTAGTAGTAAGTCATCACACGGTGGATTTTCATCGTTTACATACGCAAAGATGTGTTTGATTAATTTACCCGCAATTTCATCAGGTAGTTTGTTGAATACTCCTTGCTGGTCGCAGTAGAGTATGAATGATGTTTTGTCTTTAGCCATAAAAAAAGCCCCATCAAATTTGTGCAATTGAGGTGCAACAAATCTAATAGGGCAAAAATTTTTTAACGATGGGAATCCTCAATACTCCCGTTAACGGTTCAAATATAATACATTACACGGAATATCCCAACTCTCGTTTCACTCTAATTTGAGATTTATGACGATCATTGTATTTATCACCACGCAATTCCTCGTTCTCTTCCTGATGCTTCGCTCTCCACCTTCTTATCGTTTCCGGTGATGGCAATCGCTTTGCTTCAAACTCCGTGAAGAAATCCTTGCCTTCACATAATCTGCGATAAATTACTGCCATCAGTTTAATGTCACAATCCCTTGTTTCGGGTTTGTGTTGCAGTAAGTATGCAACCATATCTTTTGTGTTCATCATTGTCGGTCTATAAAGTTAGCGTAATAGATGGCATCCGTTTCGTTCTCAAAGGTTGCGAGTAACTCTCCGGCAAAATACACACGCCACTTGATGATGTTATTTATTGATGCTTTGACCACGAGTGCTTTTAGGTTTGTCATTGTTCAGTTCTTTTAAGAATGTAGCTTGTAGTTCCCAAGTTTTTGCACGGTCATTTGCTTCCGCAATCTTTGACCTGATCTCAAGTAGTTCGGTTTCATAATCCCAAATCAAACGATTCTTGTTTGAGATTTTTTCAAGTAGCTCATTTTCTCGTTCAGATGTTTTGTGCAACTGGAGAAGGGTGATGACAAATAAGATTGCCATTCCGATAATTAAGTAGTTTTGTATCATTTGCTTTTGCCTTTGTAAAATTTATGTTTATAGATTGCCTTCGTGTAGGTATCAAATTCGGGGATGTAGTTGTCCCTTTCAAATTGATACGGTGATGCCTCAGGCAATTTGTCAAAGTCATTGAAGTATTGTTTCAACTTCCAGTACACGAACATCACCGCAATGGTGATGGGTGTGATTACGATTAAGTAGATTATGTCCATAGTTTATTTATTGGCTAACCAATTTTGAAAATCGGATTCAGTCACTTCCTTAACTTCATCATCAACAAACCTCGATTGCGCCTCTACTAATGATATATTAGAAATTAAGTGCTTATCGTTTGCAGATGAATTAAACAATGACCAATACAAGTTGTTTCTTCCGTCAGAATACTGAACGTGCATAAATTTAACAACTTGCATAAAATTTGAATCTTCGGGATGTTTGTGGCTTGTCCAACTCGTTGTGCGCTCGTGGTCTGTCCAACTTGTAAATTTTTTCATAGTTTTGTTTTTAGTTCGTTTTATAGTATGATTCAAACTAACAAATTAACTTTCACAATACCAAATTTATTTTATCACTTTCTTTGTGAATGAACGATTTATTTAGTAATTGACATAAATAGTTCTCCAGCAGATGCCAACTTCTCATCAATTATTTCCTGAATGTCCTCCTCCAAAGTGATCAAGCTTTGCGTGAGCTTCTTGCCAATGGGCATTCGTGGATCATAACTAACAAACAACGCTTCGGTCATCTCGGTTGCAACCATCCCCATCTGAACTTGCCAATAGTATTCCGGTCGTTTGGATTTGAATTGCTCGTTGTTGGTGATAAAAAAGTTTTGAAGGTGGTTTCCTGAATTGAACGGACATTTGATTTCAACCAAGTGTGTGCCAAGTGCATCAGGTGAATATCCACCCCATTCGCCATAAGTGATGAATGTGTAGGTTTCTGCACCATAGTATGTGTAGAAATCATCCGACTGACTTTGGAAGTATTCAAACGCTTCCTTCTCGTGGTCTTTGCCCCAATCCAAAGCTCTGCCGTACATCTCCGCTTTCTGCCCGGTTAAGTATTCCGCTGCCTTCTCAAAGATGAATGTCTTTGCGGTTTCCGACAAGTACTCCGATTTTGATTTCGGAGTACCCATAAGTTTGTGGATTTCTGATGCCGTGAATCTTGCCCTTCTTAAATCGTGCCAATCGTCTTCGGTCAAATTAGTGTGAATGGTTGGTTTCATTTCTCGCCAATTAAAAGTTTCTGATTGACTGGAGATACTTCAAACTTCGTGGTGATGTCGGTCATTAGTCCACCCGTCTTCAAATGCTCAACGGCTTTTGCCCAACTGGAGTGCTTTGGATGGAGTTCGTCTTTCTTTGCTGACTGCCTTCCCATTGCTTTTTCGCCATCATCGTCATCGTCAATGTTTAAGTTTAGGATTGAACCGAGTGCATATCTCCGAGCATAGGTGATTGCACTTCCCATCGCTTGTGGATCGTTCTGCTTTGCAACGGGCATCACATAGGATGATTCCATCCACTCGCCTGATTCAGCGTGAAGAATGATGGTAGTGAGTGCATCTTGATCAGGAAACTGACTGATTGCCAAACCGCATTCGCTTAATGGCTTTTGAATTGTTCCGAGTATGTTTGCTAATGAAGCATACTTTGATTTGAAGAAAGGATTGCTTGATTCCTTTGCGACCTTGCTCACCGATGCTTGGAATGTTACCAATGCACCAGCAATGTTCTTGATTGATTCGCTTTTATTCATAGATTTTTTGTTTTTAGAAAAAGTTAGTGCGTTGTCCTATCATAAATAGAACCTGAAATTTAGTTGGTTCAGCATTGAAGAATGCTTCCGAGTTGATGCCGTCAAATTCTTTGATACAACAATCACCAAATCCACTCGTTGTTGAGTTCACATAGTCATCAAGTTCTTCAATGTGGTTTGCGATAAGCCAATTGTCAACCGCCTCAATTGTGTAGACATACTTCTCTTCGCAGATACGACCTTTCACAGTCAGTATCCATCCGTTGATTGCCAACTCAATCATTGTTGACCTCCTTCAATGCAATCTCAATGACGGCTTTTGCTTTTGGAGAAACGATGTTTCCCTCGACTAAATACTTTCTGACGGTGGGAAGTGATACTCCGGTCTTCCGTGCGACAATCTGAAAAAGACCTTGTCTTCGTTTCAGTTTGATTGTTTCAATTGCTTTTGTGTAATCCATAACGACACAAAAGTAAAATAAACAATTCAATAATGCAAATAAAATTTACTTTTAATTATATTTTTATGTCTTCCGAGAATATCAAATCCCCAAATCGTGCGTTCAACTCGTTGACCAATTCCATCTGAATGGATTCCGTGAACGCCTTTTCTAAGAATGGTCGTGCCTTCGTTCCGCTTCGGTGAATCTTCTTGGCGATGGCTTTGGCAAGTGAATCGTAGGTTTGACCTTCAGCCGGTTTGATACCTTTTTGACTGATCCAAGTTTTTAACGATTGCCATAAGTAAGGAGTCCCTTCAATATGCCCACCTCGTGTTGGCTTTCTTCCGTATTCTACGAACTCCCAATAATCCTCAGCCACAAGAATGGTGTTGATAGATGTCGGTGACTTGGTGATGTTGCCTGGTGCAAACGATTGGCGGAGTTTGGATGATGCGTTTGTTCCGTTGGCATCAAGATTTGCCTGAATCGGTGGAATCACCTTCTTGTTCCACCACTCAACGATGATTTGTTGAAGGAGTGAACCTTGAGTTGCATCACCTAAATAAGTGTCAAGTGCATCGGGTAATTTGGATAAATCTATTTGAGCCACATCACAACGCTTAAAATGGTTAGGACTACACTCAGCATCTTGTAACTGATTAAAGTGCGTGAGATGGCTTTATTTCGCTTCACAAGTGCATTGTTGTCATCCTTCAGGTATGCGATGTTTGTCTTTTGCTTGACGATGATGGAATCTTGCTGGTCGATGATGACGGAATCCGATGTCACAATTTTTCGAAGAATTGTGACTTGCCTTCTTGCAATTGCACCCTTGACTAAATAGTGATTCGCCTCTTGGATTACACAAGTATCAATCAATACTTGTCCATTGCTGGTCAAAGGAATGAGAAACAACAAGAACCACATTTTACAAAGTAGCACTTTTTGGCGATTGTTTTTCTTTGGTTTCAATGAGTTTCTCAAGATACCACTTGGCTTTGTATAAATCTTCAAGTCCATTTTTGTCCTCGCACCTCCAAATGTATTTGATTATGTTACCCGTGCAAACTGCGATGATTCCTTTTTTATTGGTGGTTGCTGATTCAATCGCATCAATGCACTCAATTAATCCTTGTTTATAGTGTTTCGGGTTGACTGCATCCATCTCTTTACAAATATATCATATTCTTCTTCCAGTATAAACGAATGACCTCCGAGCAGATAAACAATGCAATACTCGTGATAAGCACACACCCCAACAATTTGTGCAGAATCAATTGCACCATCTTCAACGATTTCAACGATGTCTGATTCGCCTTCAATCAAACCCATCCAATTGTCGTTCTTTTGCTCGTGAACAATTTGAACCTTTAAGAGCATATCCGTTTGCGTTTTGTTAACCTTTAAGTTGTTTTGTGGGTGTAAGCAACAATCTTCCTGATTTCACTTCCGCTTCTTATTCTAATTGGTGTCATAATCAACCACCGACCTCCGATTGGCTTAGGTGATGCACCTCGTTCAATGTGCCATCCCTTTGAGCCATCTCCATATTCTTCTTTGTATGCCGAAGTTCTTATCATCAAAATGTCACGCAGATAAATACTTCCCTTCACGGACAAGGTTTCAACGGTGTAGGTCATCTCATAATCCTCGTGAACGTGTCCCATCCAAATGGCATCGGCATTCTCTACATTCACACTCATACGGTTGTGCTGAATAGTGCCACGAGTGACCGCACCACCACCACCGAATCCGTGCATATATTTAATTGTGTACATACAAGTTTTGCCGTATTGATTAAACGTGTACCGAATCCATCCACCATACCCACCTACTTGAATATCGCTTCCAGCTTTGTAATTGAGCAAAGTAACAAAGCGTTCAATGATGTCGGTTTCTTGGCGTTTGAGAATGTTTGTTTCGTGATTGCCATAGCCAACAAGTTTAATCAAATGAGCATAGGGCATAAACCATTCAACGGCAGTTTCAATAATTGCATCAAAGTAGTTTGCAACATTGTGTTCAGGGCGGATGTCTGACTTGCTCTTTCGTGGATCATATCCTCCTTGCATCAAGCAGAACATATCTCCGTTGATGTGGATATCGTGACCACCGCTTAGTGCTTCGTCGAGATGTCTTTTAAGAGTTACCCGATCACACTTGGGATTGTCCCAATGCAAATCCGAGATAAGTAAAACTTTGGTTTCTTCAAATGGCTTTTCAATTCTGATGACATTATTTTTTTTCATAGAGTTGTGTCAAGTGTACGATGTATCTCAATTGCTTGTTTAAGACCTTGTGACGAACTTTGGAAGGTGTCAAGGTAGATTGTATCCAAGTGGTTAAGATATTTGATTAGAACGCTTCGTTTGATTTTCTCCCTTTCCACGATTCTTTCGTGCAATTCTACCTTCAATAGTGTTTTTGGCTTTGGATGTTCTTCAAAATTGAACATCGCCCACACAACACTAAATAGGTACAACGCAACTATTGCTGAGATAAGGAGTGAGAACTTGGAAGTTGATTGCATATCCAGCCAATATATCAGTTTTTGAATCATAGAATGGGGATGCGTTTCCGTTGATGCTTAATTCAAAGTCACCATCGGTTTCCGTGTTGGTTTCTACCAACGCAAATATGTCAGACATAATTTGTGCAGTATCCGAAAGAACTTCAATTGTGTTGCTCTCAGATTCAAACACACGATCCATCACAATCAATGCAAAGTTGTATGTCATTAACTTCCCGGCTGATTGCAAATTAAACCCATCAGGATACAACCACACCAAAGGATAGAACTCAACATTCTCAACCGTCAAATTAGATTGCTGACCAACACCAAACTTGCCGACCATTTTATGGCTTTCGGCTGCGGTCTGAATCTTTTTGATTATTTGGTTTAATGTCATTTTTTAGGAATTTGAGAAGTTTGGCTTCGTTGTTTTTTTGCCACTTATTTGTCCTCGTGGGGGAAGTCGTAGTTGAAGAAACAATCGTCATATCTTAGTGGTAAATAAATTCCTCCGCTGAATGCAGTTGATTTCGGTCTGATGGTGTCAATGGTGTTGCCGGGATTCAAGAACAATGGATAATCATTTGTATTGGTACGGAGATAATCACGCAACCTATTTGCATAGTATTCCGCTTTGTCACGATATCTGCCTTCAATCAATGTCATCTCCTCAACGGATACTGCACGAGCATTGTCAGATTCACGAGATGCAACCGATTTATTCATCAACTTGAATGTCATTGGCAACATCGCTTCGGTCAAAGTATAATACTTCAAACAAGGTGCAATGTATGAATCCAAAAGGGTTGTGTTCAAGTTGGTCAATGTAGATGCAAACGCTTGTGTCTGCAACTGGTTGTAAATACCCGAACCAATCACATCACGGATGTAAATCTCTTGAGCTTCTTTGATTGCTGACTTCAGCAACTTATCGTCAACATTTTCATTCAAAGGTGTGTTGTCCTTCAAATAGGTTGTTGATATGAAATATACAAAGTTTGTCATTATTTGATTCTCCTCAATAATTGTTGTTGCCAAATGTGACGGCATTGTGGAACATTCACATCTCTAACGGGGTCGTGATACCAACCACCTCTTCTGCTCCAAACATCAATTCCCGTTTCACTCTGAGCCGACATCGCATCAATATCCGCACGAGAATACACCCGATTGCTTTGTACAATTTGACGGCAGAACTCACGAGAACCGGGTATAATCAATCCACCTGATATTCCTGGTGCAACCGAGTATTTGTAACGAACCACGATTTCGGTTTTTAACTGACTGATTTCATCCAATCCTTTTGGTGTTACCTCAAGACCTTCGTTGTATCCCTTGATCAACTTGGCTTCGTTCAATTTTGCAATGGTATCAACCACGACTTGTGGATCAAGTTTGGTGATGTTGACGATATCGCCCACTTGCAAACCTTTGTTTTCTTTCAGCACATTCAAGATGGCTGATTCAATCGCAGATGCGAAGTCAAACTTCATTGCTTCAAAGTTCTCCGCTGGTTCACCGTACTTCATAAACACCGCCAAGTCACGCTCATCATCCCATCCAAAAGGATTTTGTGATGACATCGCAACGGTTTCTTTTTCAATCGCTTCAAATCCCAATTCCTTCCGTGCTTCGTCCTGAGTTAAAAGTCCAGCAGTAAACAAGGCAACATAATCAACTCCGATTGGTGGTTTGTTAATTGTTTCTAAGCGAACTGGAGAGATGAACTCAAACAAATAAGTCAAAGTATCATCAATCTTTTGTTGTCTTGGTTCAATGTATGATTGTTGGAACATCTCATACGCTTCAATCATCTCGCTACGACCACCCAATTGACCTTCCACACGCACTCCAAACAACATCGGAGAGTTTACCTTGTGTGCAACAAATATCTCTTGTTGTACGGTCTTATTTAGTAAATCAAATTGTTTGTCAAAGTCAGACGGTTGCAAGTTGCTGATGACTGACTCTTTCTCTTGTGGATCGTTGTATTGGATGATAAGTCCACCAGCATTGTCCGTGCCTTGATAGTTCTCTTTGAATCGCCTTGCAGTTGCACGAGCTTCTTCAGGTGTTGGAATTCCCTTGAATAACTGGATGTGAGTTTGTGCCGTGAATCCGTTTTTGATTGAGTTCAAATAATAATTTGAAATCTCGGTGTCCACCTCAATGTATTTCAACGCACCGATGTAATCAGGCAAAGGATATTCTCCTTGACCAGGTCGGTAGAACTGGCAATAATAAAGTGACTTTGATTCTCTTGTAGTTGCGTTGAATGGCTGATAGTGAACTTGCTCTGCTTTGCGGTCAGTCCAATCCTCGCAATACACATACTCACCTTCAAGTCCTTTG